GAATGGTGCTGTAGGCCAAGGCGCGCTCCAAAAAGATTTCTTTATCTTGAAGGAACTGCCTCCGCGTATAGTGTAGGACGCGCCGGGATCGACTCCGGCACGTTCAGGGACCCGCTGAAAAGACGGGTCCTCAGGGGCGTCAACTATGTGGTATAGAGCGTAAAACATTGGGATAAAAGAATCATCCCTAAATTTTCGCACCCTAGGTTTTACAATGACTTGACGATATCGAAAGCCATCCCAGCTATTATGCCGAGAAGGGCGAGCGACATCGAAGTCAGAAATAAAACCCACGTCACCGGCTCCGCGAGGAACCAGAAGACGGTACCTACCAGGAACACAACGGACGACAAAACTATGGACGTGACCCAAATTAGTAATAACATCACTAATACGGTCCACGTCATCGAATTGCCGACAAGCTGTGAAAATTTTCTCCTGCAATAGGAGAATCTGGTTGGCTGCATAATATGCCTCCGATACATGGTTGATTTTCTTCTTTAAAAAGAAGCCCCTAACAGGGACCGAGTCAAAATAGTCTTCGCCACAGGATTCAAAAAAGGACCCTGAGCTGAAGGATTTTTCCATATTTACGGAAAATCCACACGATTTTGACGCCCTAGAGAATAGGGCAAACGCCGACTGTGGTAAAATCACATCATCTCCATAAACCGACAAATTAACGCCGGTAATGGGATGAATTCTAAGATACTCCATGCACGAATGTGCTAGGGCGTAAAATAGAAGAGTTTCAAGTTCAAAGGTGAAGGCATTACCCATAGAGGAGAATTTTTCGAATTCTCCAATTTGAGTATCACCGTCCTTTGAATATTGAAAACAGGGTGACCTACCACGGTCAAGCACTTCAAACCAATCTCTCGGTAAGAGGTGTTCAACGAGCCGATAGGATATCGTATCACTAGCAGATGCAAAATCAACTGTTGCCAGTTGACGTTCCAGAGCTAGTGATGCAAGCTTCTGATTAACCGATTGTTTTCTAAGGTTTACACCGAAGAGTTTCAATCGACCTCTCATATAGCTTCCTATGCCCTTCTGATAAAACCCGTTTAAAGTGGGTTCGATGCAGATAGGGCGGTCCGTTTTTGCGTTTTTCGGCACAAAAGTAAGTTCCGATCCTTCAAGGATATTGACAGTCACAGGTCCATTACAGACTAGTGATGGGTGTTCTCTTACGAGATCACCCAGGATCGGCAACATATTGCGAGTGCACTCTAAAGCAGATATTGCTTTATTATAAACGGAAGTTTCCTTCCGTACACCGACAGTCGCACCAGGCCCGAAGCGAAAGTTGAACTCGCCCAGCTCAGGAACAGGTCCAAGGATTTGATCGATCTTTAACTTCGCTCTATGTAATATAGAGTGAAGCTCGGGGAAGTTTTTACATTCCTCGAGTCGTTCAAACCTCAGATTTGTTTCCAAGCAAGCTTGTTCACATTCGAGGAACTTATCATATGCGATTTGCTCTTTATTAAACGTAGTGTCCAAGAATGGATATTTACTGAATAAAGAAAGAGCTTGCGCGTCTAATAAGTAACGGCATGGTGTATCGTACGAAGAAGCGAGGACCTTCTTTTCAGCCAGCTGATCATGCTCTCCATGTTTATGGAGAAGATAAACAGCCAAACTGACAGGAGTATCCAAAGCTTCCAGTACTCGATTGTTGTACGTAAGTGCGTTCAAGTCCGTTCGGACCTGAAAGGTATCATGCGTTCGCATAATGCCTCCTATACTTGTAGTTAAGGTTGGAAGATAGATTACTCTATCTCCGTCCTAGCCACTTTAGTGTCATAATGGCCAATGTGATAATCACGTCCTTCCAGGCAACTAGCCTAGAAAGGAAATGAGAATTCATCAACGGCCTCTATTACACGGGCGTGCCCGAGAAGATTGCGTAACAAAGTTCGCAAGTTCTCGCGATCCTGAGCGGTTGATCTTTCCGGAAGTGTGAATTTTATTTCACACTGCGGACGATAACCGACAGTCGCAGTTGGAAGGATACCGCTTGCGGTCTCCGTTCCAATGGGCTCGAGTATAGGCGTCTCTAAGCGTACCATCACTTTGATATTTCGGCCTGAACCGTCTCGGCTAGGTGGACCCTTCGGATAAGCATGTGACACAACAATTTTGTTGCGTCCAACATACGGATCTGTCTGGGTTTCCCATGCCGCGGAGGAAACTCCTACGGTTACAGGCTCGAATACTCGAGTGACTGGTGTGTCCTCACCATCGAGGATATTCATAGTTGTTACTGCGCCCATTATTAGGCTCCTTTGAAATGCTTATTGACAATATTGTCGATTTAAGATAAAGAGGACCAAAGTAAGGCCATACCATCCCGAATTTGCTTCTTTGACAAAGACAAATCAGGGACTATAAAGGAGTATCTTGGAAAATCTGAAAGCTTTTTTCTGTCTTTCATCTCTTCCTCGAAACTCCCTTGTGTATGCCACCCAGTACGGTCAGTACGCTGTGTTGCACTTCCGTTACACTTATAATAAGTATAACCATCGATAAAATCTAACCCCGAAGGGGGAAAGACGTTCTCGATGAAAGCGCCAACTGGAACAAACCAGTCAACGACAAAGGAAAATGGAACAAGCTCCCAACCTATGGATAAAGGATTCGTGAACCCGACACTTTCTAAAGTGGCGAACACAGGATTCCCTACACCATAGTTAATCTTTCCACTTGCTCGGTACGAAAAGTCACAGGTAAAACTTCTTGAAGTATACCCGTTAGTCCAATCGTCACTGAAGCTATGCTCCCCTTCAACGGATGCCCGTACGGTATGATTTTTCCCGGTACCATTTTTTAATTGGTTCTCTAGGATAGTCACAGCGTCGGACACGTCGTTGATAAGGGGAGTTAAAGCAAAGCTCGTGGAGAGCTGAGTTTCGGATGCTGCATCTAAGACTCGGCGGATGTCTCCGCTCTGTCTAGACTTACGAGGGTTGATATTACTAACACCCCGTAAGTTAGATGATTTATTATGCGAGCGAAGTATTGTAAGAGCCTCTGAGAGGTTCCCACGCTTCAACGCGCGCATCATACCAGCAGTTTTCCTCATGGCGCTAGCTATGAATTCCGCAGTTTCGCGGTATTCACCTAGCGCAACACCGAGATCAATTTCGATGTTGCGAGCCTTTTGAATTAATTTATTTTGGACAAGACGGTGGGCGAGATCCCGAGAATCGACCTTTACAGGTACGAAATCCTGAGCTCCCTGCCCAACAAAAATCCCCGAATTAACTGCCGTTTTGATGGATAAATATCCACGAGCGTCAATTTCATTACGGGGACCGTTATACGTATTTACGACTGGGTGCTGTGCGTCATATCTATAGAAATAATAGTTATTCTGAGGCAATTGAGCCCCGGAATCGACTAAATTCCAATAGTCCGGCGTCCGATTGGAGTTTTCATTAAAGAAACCCCTCTCGGAGTCCGAATTTGACCCATAGACACTTTTGTCGACCATGCGTATATCCTCATAAATTAACAAAAAAGAAACTTCCGGGTTCTCCGGAAGCCTGTACTTACCCTATACAAGCGGTTTTTGAAACTGAATGTATAGGAACCTATCCAAGTTTCAAACGCTTATAGAACGTTCAATAAACCATTGACACCGTTTTGCAGAGTTTCTAACTCTGTATACAAACGCCGACATTGATCACGAAGCTCTAAGAGCCCAGTAATCTCGTCAAACGTTAGTGCGGTATCAACAAATTTAATGCCGTTCGTACGCGTAAGAAACCCATCTAGGATTTCCATATACTCAGCCACAGACTGATCCTGCTTTGGTTGTAACGCCGAAGCAAGTTCAGCTACGGATGAGTTGTTGTCGCTTTTAATGCGGAACATAATATAAATCTCCTAGAATGGTTTAAGATAGGTTAAAAGTGGAGTAGCACAAGTGCTACGGGTTTGAACTTACGTTCAAATGCTGCAAATAAGCAGCCGAGGGGGTTCC